CTGGCGGCATGAACGAGCAGGATATGAAGTCCTTGGGGTTGGAGGGAAAGATGGCCAACGTGACCGAAAACCTCTCGGGGGCCGAGCTGGTCGCCCGCCTGATGAAGGGGAAGAAAGGCTAGGGTGTATATCCAAGGGTCAGGTGTAAGGTGCCAGTGTCCTCCACGCCAACGTCTCTCCCCTCTCCATAACGCCCTCTTCTAGCCAGCATAAGTCCCGATAATGGCCCAGCCGTCTACAGTCGTCATTTCCGCTACCGTCAACGAGAAGCAGCTCTCGTCGTCGATCTCCAAGAGCATAGACACCGGGCTGAGCAACAGCAAGTTGGGTAAAGGTGTAGAGACCAGAGCTTTCCAGAACTCCATCAACCAGATGGCCGTTCCGGTCCGTCAGTTCGGTGAGCAACTGGACCGGGCCAACAAGCGCGTGGTGGCCCTTGGGTCGGCCGGTACGGTGCTGTATGGCACCATTCGGGCGTTTAAGGAGATGGTGAATGCCACCATGCTGGTAGAGAAGAGCCTAACCTCCATCAACAGCATATTCACTCTGACCGAACGTCAGTTGGACTCCTTCTCAAAGAACCTCTTCGACGTGGCGCGATTGACCGGACAATCGTTTGCAGAAGTCGCCAAGGCAGCCGAAGAGTTTTCCCGTCAAGGTTTGGGGGTAGCTGAAACGGCCAAGCGCACCCGGGACGCCATGATTCTCGTCCGATTGACGGGTCTTGATGCCGCCAAATCGGTGGAGCTGCTCACCGCAGCCATGAACACGTTCGGCAAGACGGGTTCTGATACCACGCAAATCATCAACAAGCTGGTCGCTGTGGACCAGAATTTCGCGGTGTCCACCAAAGACATCGCCGAAGCCATCTCACGGGTGGGCTCTGTGGTTGATGACGCGGGCGTTTCACTCGATCAGTTTGCTGGTCTAGTGACAGCCGCGAAACAGATCACCTCACGCGATGGCGCGGTGATCGGTAATGCCCTCAAGACCATCTTCACCCGTCTTGAGCGTTCCACTACCCTTGAACAGATTGAGGCTCTAGGGGTAGGTATCCGAGACCTCAATGGAGAACTGCTACCCACTCTCAGGATCTTCGATAATCTGTCGAAGGCCTACGGAGACCTTACCCGTTCGCAGCAACAACAGATCGCGGAACTGGGCGGTGGCGTCTTCCAGATTAACCAATTCAAGGCGCTTCTGCTGGACCTCGGTAAAGCCAATGGTGTGGCAGCTCAAGCGACCAAGGCATCAAGCAACGCCTTCAACGAGGCCCTGATCCGCAATGCGTCCCTCAACAATACGCTGGCAGCCTCCATCCAGAACCTCAAGACGAGCGCCACTCAAGCGTCCGCCACGATTGGCGAACTGACCTTAGCGCCCGCGTTGAAGAGTCTCATTGGATCGGGCAATATCATAGCGGACCTCTTCAGGAATATCAGCTCTACCGGAGACACCAAGGCTGCGGAAGACTTCGGGGCTTACATGGGGGAGAGTATCCTCAAGGGTCTGGGCAACGTGCTGGCTGGTCCCGGGCTTATCTTCGCTCTGCGCGCGGCCACGGGCATTGCGTCCAAGACGCTGAGAGAGGCGGGCGCAGACGTGCGTGAATCGGCCGGATTCACCAACAGGAGTGTCAATCGCGGTATAGCTAAGGTGTTCGGGGGAGAGACCGAAACAACCTCTCTTCAAACGGTAAATTCGTTACTCTCGCAGGGTACGCAGGAAGAGCAGGCGCGCTATCGGGCCGCGCGCAGCGTGGCCGAGCAGGAGGAGATCATCCTGAGTATCCTCCAAAAGCAGGTGATAACGTTGGCTCAAATCGGGGGAGCTGTGGGAGGCACGGCAACCCGAGGAGCGAGACGCACGCCCGGCGCGGCTGGTGGGTATCTGCCTCTTGGGGCTGAAGCTGCTGCGGTGGCTGCCGGAGTGGGAGGCGCCCCGCGTGGCGCGCGCCCTGTGTACTTGCCCGGGTTTAGGCGCCCCGGGGGAGCCACCGGGATCGTGGCTAACACCAGTGAGTTTATCGTGCCCGGAGCGGCCGGAGGATTCCCCGCCATCTATAACCGAGACATGATTGCGCAGCGCGGCTTGCCGCCCGGCGCGACCCCGGTGGCGGCGGGTGGGTTTGTGCCGAATGCGGCACAGTCCTTCAACTCTCCCGAAAGCCAAGAGGCATATCGGGCGATGATATTTTCTGGTAATTTCCTACAGGATCAAACAACCAAGAATCAAATCGACAAGGCTTACGCTGAGGAAAAAGCGCGTCGTGCGATACAGGCAGCTTCAATAAAAACTTCTGAAGAAGGATTTAAGGTTCTCGAAAAGGAAAGGATGCTCCAGAAGGAAAAGGCTGCATTGACCTCTTCAGAAATACGACTAAGCGAAAGCGCCCTTTCTGCTACGCAGAAAATATATGAGAAAGCTCGTGATAAGGGAGCATCTCTTGGACTTGGCCCCCTTGGAGTATCACGAGCAAATCAAGCTATTGGAGAACTGGGAAGTGTACTTCCATATGGACCCCTTGTTCCTAGTACGCATGCTATCAATCAGATGTTTAATGGACAAAGTGCTCTTCCGTATGGACCACTTGTTCCAAGCACCTTCGCAGCTAATCAAGCTGTCGCTAGATTGGGTGGAGTATTGCCGTATGGTCCCGCTTCACCATCTGCTGCCACACTTTCTGTGCGTAATGCCCCCATCTACGGACTCAATCCGCAGATTGGCAATAAAGTAGAGGTTCGATCTGTACCAACGGCTCAATACCAAGTCAGTAATGCTGGCATCCTCAACACTGGCCCGTCCGCTAAAGCTCAAACTCTAGCCGCCGAACTCGCGCGAATGGACCGCGAGAAGCTACGCCTCCAGAAAGAGAACATTGCTCAGGAGCTAAAAGCTCAACAAAACCGCGAAAGACTGGAGACGCGCGCCAATCGGGTGCAAGGTGGTTTAATCGCCGGCTCTTTTGCTTCCGCTTTTATTCCCGAAGGAACGTCGGGACAACTCAGCGGTCAGCTATCAGGTGGTCTATCAGGAGGTCTCCAGACAGCCTCTATCGGTAGTGCCATCGGATCAATCTTTGGTCCAGCTGGGACCATATTGGGAGCTGCAATCGGAGGCTTTGTTGGCTCCATCAAGGGGTTTGTCGATAGGTCCTCTGTCAGCTTTGAGGAACTCGCGAAGACTCTGCAAGAGAAGAGTGCCAAGATTTCCGCCCAGATTGACGCCACCTCCCAAGCCTTCCAGCTTAACGAGCGGGCACTGGAACTGACCCGCAAGGGTGGCGATGCTACCGCCATCAACAAGCAGTTAGCGCAGGAAATCAGCAAGATTCTCGATCCGAATGTACGTAAGCTGCTAACCGGAAATATTGGAGACCCTGAGACACCCGGTAAGATTGCCGACATTCTGGGCGCGCAAAAGCGCGATCAGGATGTTCGGGGTGGTCTATTGGCGTCGGTCAAGGGTGCTTTGGCGACCAGCAGTACCTATGGATTGTATGGATACGCTAAGGGTTCCGAGTCCAATATCGCCGAGAGTCTCTCACCGATACTCTCCAACCTGAATCTGACTTCAGATCAGGTCAAGTTTTACCAGAAACTCACGAGAGAAGACCCGTCCAAGGCTTACCGCTCTTTGACTACGGCTGGAGGATTTAGTCCAGATGAGACGAAAACTTTAACGGAACCGTTAGATAGTTTGATTTCCAAGGCTATGCCGGGTTTCGTTCACACGAAAAATCTGTTCGAGAACGCAATGATAGAGGCGCTCGATAACGTGCGCCGTAAAGGATTCACTCCTTTGGTCGATGCGCTAGGCAAGACCCAAACTAAAGCAGTAACACTAGAGAAGAGCCTGCGCCAGTTGGGTGTAGATTACGACCTTCAAGGCAAGATTATCACCATCAAGGGTAATGCCAGTGCTCAAATTGAGCAGACGAGACAACAGATTGCACTCGCCAATCCCTCTCTCACAGAAGGCCAACGTCTTCTCCAGAGCGGAAATTTTGCCCGAGCCAATATTGAGACCCAATTTGGTGTTGAACGTCGCAGTCTTCTGACCCAAGGGAAAGGGCAGCTTATTGACGTGTTGGCCAATGGACGAATTGATACTCCCCAGATTCGTCAGCGTCTTCAGGGCATCTCCTCAGAACAAGATCTCGTCTCATTACGTGATTCATTGGAGACCGAATCTGGACGCCAAGGATTGCGTGGACTTGCCACTCCCGAGTTCAAGAAGAGCCTAAACGATCTCATAGAGCGCATCTCTCTCCTCAACGTCACTGAGGCCGAGAACGTGCGTGCCACTTCCGAGACCAACACTCTGTTGCAACGTCAGTACAATGAGAGGCTGACGTTCTTCGGTGCTCTCGACGAGGATAGAGGAGCCAAGAGTCGCTCAAGTGAGGCGACGGCTTCTGCCATCAATCGTCGAGAGCTATCTTCTGTAATTGAGGAAAGAATCGCCGCTGAAGAGGAGATAAACTATCGTGCCAATTTGCGGTCAGGAGAGGCTGGATTCACCGAGAGAGGATTCAACACCCTGTCTGCCAACAATACAGCGGGGCGAAATATTCGATCTTCGCGCGAACAGAATCAGGCCATCATTGACTCGGTCAGCGGTGGTAGTCTTCTCTTCAACGGAAGTCAGCTAGAGGGAGCCCTGTTGGGACAAGCCCAAGACAAGGGAAGATTGGGAGATTCGCGCGGCAGTTTTGTTGACTCCTTCAAGGCAAAATTTGAGGGGCTGCGCCGAGATTTGAAGGACCTGTCTGCGGTGGGTGCCGAGGTAGCCTCTTCTCTGAGCCAAAATCTCGGGAACGCTTTTGGGGATTTCGTCACTGGGGCCAAAAACGCCAAGGACGCCTTCCGTTCATTTGTCCTGAGTGTGTTAGGAGACGCCGCGCGCGCGTTTGCGAGCAAGGCGGTACAGCAGCTGTTGGGCCTGTTGATTGGTAGCGTTGGTATTGGAGGGGGTGGTGCCATAGGTAGCACGGCAGCCTCGGTAGCAGGCGTAGCTAGCGGCGGCTTTGTTGGTCTCGCTGGCGGTGGCCGCGTTCCCACCCTCCTGACGGGGGGCGAGTACGTCTTCTCCCCCTCTGCCGCCTCGCGGGTTGGCTCCTCCATGCTGAACGGCCTCAATCGGGGCTCCGTCCGCAAGATGGCGGGCGGCGGCGCCCTTGTGACGGGCGGCTCCGGGTTGATGGACGACGTTCCGGCCGGGCTCAAACCGGGCTCCTTCGTGGTGCGTAAAGCCATGGTTCAGCACTACGGTGCCTCCTATCTTTCGGGTCTCGCCAACGGCGGGACCGTCGCAACCATGATGGCCGATGGCGGTAACGTGGGGGGCACCACCGCAACCATGGCAATGCCTCCCTTGACGCCTCTCCAGTTTGCTGACGGCGGCGCAGTCCCGTACGTAGGCAGCGCGGGCTCCGGGGCGACCAGCGTGCAGATTGGCGTCACGGTCAACGACAACCGCACGACCACAACGAGTGCCACCGAGGGCGGCGCCGGCAGTGGCGCGGGCGGCGGCGTTGCGAACCGCCAGTTTGGCGAGGTGCTTACGCGCCGCATCCAGCAGGTCACCATGGAAGTGCTCCAGCAACAACAGCGCGTCGCAGGTATCTTGCGCCCGCAGTCTCAACTCCGTCCCTCCTAACCCGTGGCCACAACCAACTACAGCTTCACCTTCTGGCACGCCAACTACACCTACACCAAGTGGGATGTAGCGCAAGGCGCCAGCAGCACGGACAGCCGCTTCTTCTACTCCACGACAGACGGCAACCTGAACACGAGCCCGCTGGCGCGCTTCATCTATACGCCCACCAACGCGGCATGGGATAACAACGTGGTGCGTGTGACGTTCACCCAAACGGGAACGACCTACTTCCAACCCGGCAGCATTGTGGAGGTCTCCAATTGCTCACCCAATACGGCCTCCAATTACTCGGGCGTTGTGTTGGCGGCCGGGCCGGGCTATGTGGACTATCTGTGCCCCGGGTTGTCTACGGCTGATGGCATAGTGGCCGGTCAAGTTGTCGCCCCGATTCACCCCTATTGGACCACCGGCATGTGGTGGATTCCATCTTGGTCTACACAAGTCAAGCACAATCAGATTGTGGTGAAGAGCCAGCTGGGTGAAGGCTACTCACAGAGGCAGAATCCGGTCATCAACTCCAACAGCCAGACGTGGACGTTGACCTTCGCCGAGCGCACCGACAAGGAGACCACCTCGTTGCTGAATTTTCTGGAGGACAAGTGCGGATCGGTGGCCTTTAAGATGCCATTCCCGGTTGGTAAACTCTACATGAACAACAACTTGAAGTACGTGAACGGTGAGCCTACCCACAGCTTGAATAGCTATGGACTGAACACGGTTCAGGTTGACGTGACGCAGGTGTTTGACCTGTAGGCGGCGGGTGTATAACAGCATGTCAGTCCTCGGTTCACGGGTCAGGGTCAATCGTTATCTTCCGGTTTAAGGGTCTCCTTCATGACACAGCTCATCGTCAACGCTACATCGTATCTCGCCGATCCCGGTGGGCTCCTGTCGTTTTACGAGCTGGACAGCCGCTTCGTTTCCGTCAATGGTTCTCGGTATCTCTGGCACGCGGGCGTGAACGGAATGTATCAGCCCGTGTGGTTTAACGGCGAGGAATACACGCCGTTTCCGATTGAGGTTGTTGGTGTGTCAATTGAGGGTGCTGGCAATCTGCCGCGCCCCATGCTGAGGGGCTCCAACATCAACGGGTATCTCAGCAGATTCCTGCTCACACAGGGCGATCTGGTGGGGGCGAAGTTTATCCGCCGCCGCTGTTTTGTGCGGTTTCTGGATGCCCGAAACTGGCCCAACGGGATAAACCCCTACGGTACGCCCGATCCCACGGCGGCCTATGATGACGAGACCTACTACGTCAACCGGAAGAAGACGGAGAATCCCGAGATGGTTGAGTTGGAATGCTGCTCCCCATTCGAGCTTGATAACGTCCAGATCCCCCGCCGCCCTATCCTCTCCACGATATGTCCCTTCCAGTTCCGTGACCCGGAAACGTGCGGGTATTCGGGCGATCCAGTACAGGACCGCTTCGGCAAGTCGTTTACTGATGCGGTGGTGGATGGAGGTTACGGTTACACGCTCAATTCGCGCGGCGCTTGGACGGCTGGAAACACCTACCAGATCGGCGACTGGGTGACCATCCTGAGCCAGAACGACTTTACCTACGGGGATACGCTGGTGTACGTCTGCGCAGCAGCCAATACCACCGGTTCGTCGAATAATCCCCAGTTCAACCCGACGAGCTGGGTACAGGACTGGTGCGCAAACAATCTGGGTGGTTGCGCGGCACACTTCAGCTCTCCCCTGCCGTTCGGCGGGATGCCCGGGACCAGCAGGGCTAGCTTTTCACAGTAACTAAATCGTGAATACCCGCATCAAACAGTCCATCATCGCCTACGCTCAGGCCGCGCCCGAGCAGGAGGTCTGCGGGTTCATATATCAGGATGAGGCCGGAGTACACGTGCACCCTTGTGAGAATATCACCCGGGATGAGGCTGGCCCCGCGCGCGCCTTTGAGATTGACCCCCAAGAGTATATGGCGCTCAGCCGCCGCGCCCGGGTATGCGGCATCTACCATAGCCACTCCAAGGGTGGGGCGCATGGGTTTAGCCCGGCCGATTTGACCATGGCCAACGCTATGGAATTGCCGATTCATCTGTACGTGGTGGATACCGGAGCGTGGATCAGCTATGTGCCGCGCACGTATAGCGCGCCCCTGATCGGTGCGAACTGGGCTTGGGGTGAGGCGGACTGCTACGAGCTGGTACGCACCTATTACCGCAATGTGAAGGGGATCTACCTAAGCGACTACGACCGGGATGAGAGCTTTCAGGATGCGCCCGAATCGGCCATCACCCAGTATGTGGCGGATGAAGGTTTCTCCCCTGTGGTGCTCGCCGAAGGCAAAGCGCCCCAAGAGGGCGACGTGTTGCTGTTCGGCACTCCGGGCAACGCTTATCCTCACCACCTCGGTGTGTACATCGGCAAGCAGACCATGCTCCATCACCCCTTGGGGAGTTTGTCCCGTTCCGATCCCATCGATGGGAAGTGGCTCAAACGTCTCAAGCAGGTGTTGCGTTACACCGGAAAGGCTCAATCATGAGTGCTACAGCTGCCACCTTAGACGGTAATCCTGAACTGACCACGGTCTACCTCGTGGGCGCCCTTGGCCGCGCCATGGGGTGCCACGTCTGGAAGCTCGACGTAAAGAGCACGTCTGAGGCAATTCGCGCTATCAACATCAACACGCGGGGCAAGCTAGAGCAGTATCTCGCCGGCCCGGCGCGTGAACAGTGCTACCAGATCGCGCTCCAAAAGCGCACGAACGTGATCGATCCCAAGGAGATGTCACACCGCAGTGGGCGCGGCGATATCTACATCATGCCGACCATTCAGGGGCGCAATAGTGGCGTGGGCAAGATTATTACAGGCGTAGCATTGGTTGCTCTCGCCTTGGTGAGCCAGCAATATGAGCTGCTACCCTATGCGTGGAGCGCGGTGGGTACAACAGCTTGGGCCACCGCAGGAACGATTGCCATCGGGTTTGGCGCTTCCCTGATTCTTGGCGGTATAACGCAACTCCTCACCCCGACCCCTCAAGGGCCGTCAGCGGCCGGAGAAGACCCTAAGAGCAGCACCTTCTTCCAAGGTAACGCCACCTCGGTTGTACAGGGCGGCTGTGTTCCCTTGGTGTACGGCCGTGCTTTGGTATCACCTATCCCAATCTCCATTACGTTGGAAAATAGTGATGTTCCTACGACAGATGCCGGCTACACCGGTACGGTGACGACTACCAATCTTAACGGTGGCGGCGTTCAAGAGACCAGCGCAACTGATCTGTAGTCTCTCTTATCTTTCCCAAACATGGCAACAGTTCGCGCCCCAACGGAAGCCCCGAATAATCTCCTCTCCAATACGAGGATCCGTATTGTTGACGTAATTAGCGAAGGGACGACCGCGCTGTTTACTCCCGTGTCGGGCATCTCGGGCCACAACCCACTGTGCTCCGTCTACTTTGACGATGTTCCGGTGATGAACGGCGACGGCAGCGTCAACTTCAATATCTCCGGTCAAGGGTTCTCATTCCAGTACACGAGCGGAACGAGTGGTCAGCAACCAATGGACGGGTTTGAGAAGGTAGAAGCTTTGGTGCCGTTGCCCGCGAATACCCGGGTGTCGTACCCACCTGATGGGAATGGTTATGCGCAGGTACCGGTGACGGTCTTCAACACGGCGCAGTACCCTGATGCCGAAGGCGTCAAAGTGACAATGCGCGTGCCCGCGCTTTACACGACCGACACCAGCACCAACTCGGATACGCAAGGTAATGTCAATCAGTTCTCACTGTTCTACGAGATTGACATCTCCACCAACGGAGGCCCATGGGTCCCCCAGATACTGGGACCTGACGGGAATGGAAACCCCAGCACAGTCAAGGAGATTAAGGGAAAGTGCACTTCCCCGTATTTCAAGACCCACTTGCTGACCCTCCCGAAGGTCACGCCTCCCCTCAATTTCTACGAGTGGAAGCTGCGCGCTCGGCGCATTTCGCGCAACATCCTGTCGTCCAGCACTCAAAACGATCTGTATATGGACAATGTGGCCATTGTCTCGTCGAATGCCTACCGGTATCCGATGACGGCGCTGGCCGGCATAGAGATTTCAGCCACCCAGTTTGGGAATATTCCCACACGCGCCTACGACGTGCGGGGCATCCAAGTGCTGGTTCCTGATGGGTACACTCCGACCCAGTACGGCACGGATGGCATCATCACCCCCGCCGTCTACCCGGGGATATGGACAGGTACACTCGGCACCCGCAAGTGGACGGACAATCCTGCGTGGATATTCTACGACCTCTGCACCAACAAGCGCTACGGACTGGGCAACTACATTCGCCGCGACTGGATGGACAAGTGGACGCTCTACCAGATCGCGCAGTACTGCGATGAAATGGTGGATGACGGCGCGGGAGGCTTAGAGCCCCGCTT